CCCGCCATCTTCAGATGAACCAGAAATCCCACTGACCAAAAAAGACATTATTGAGAAAAGCGGATTTAACTTCTGGGCGTGTGCATGTGCCGCGTTCGGCGACAAAGAAGAATACACGTTCTCCGAATCCCGCTTCGCGCATACCTGGGCGGCTGATTCAGTAGCAAATCCTGAATTTATCGTCGTTCCGACGGAAACAGTCGACAAAGCAATGGCGCTGATTAAAGAGAATGCCGATCAGCAACAGGTTATCACCTGGCTGGATCAGCAAAGCTTTGAACATGACGGCATCCGTAATGACATGCAGGACCGGCTGCTAATCCTTGCACCGGAGGTTATTGCGGAATATGGCCTAACGGTTGCGGATGTCACGGCGACCCTGGAATCAATTCCCAGCCATCACTGGCACAATATCCGATCCCTGCGAGTCCGCTTCCGGTTACTGATGGAAGCGCGAAAAGCGGAGGCATCAGCATGCTGAAACTGACAGCGCGGCAACAGGAAGTTTTAGACCTGATTGTTGATTACATCGCCGATCACGGATTCCCGCCAACCATTTATGAGCTGGCTGGTCTGATGGGCTGCCGTTCGCCGAATGCGGCTAACGATCACCTTCGCGCGCTGCAGCGTAAGGGTGCCATCACCATTCATCCGGGGGTATCCCGGGGTATCTCGGTTAACGGTCAGAGTGTGGAGGATGAGGCGGTTACTCTGGTTCGTTCGCTGCTTAATGGCGATGAGCATGCCAGGGAAAATGCGATCGCCTTTCTCGAAATGCGTGGGGTCGGACTATGAAACTGACCCTGCCATTTCCGCCGAGCGTAAACACTTACTGGCGCGCCCCGAACAGGGGGCCGCTGGCTGGTCGCCACCTTATCAGCGCTGCCGGGCGTAAATACCAGAGTGACGCCTGCGCCGCCATCATCGAGCAGCTGCGCCGCCTGCCGAAGCCGTCCACCATGCCAGCGGCGGTCGAAATTGTTCTTTTCCCACCGGATCAGCGCCGCCGTGATCTGGATAACTACAACAAAGCGCTGTTTGACGCGCTGACGCATGCGGGCGTCTGGGAGGACGACAGTCAGGTTAAAAAAATGCTGGTGGAGTGGGGGCCAATGGTACCGAAGGGCAAGGTAGAGATAACCATCACGCCATTCATTCAGGGGATAGATATATGTCCAGCTGTGGGTTGAAAGAAAAGCGATATGACAGTAATGTCAAAAAGTGCAAGCGAAGCGGGCGTGCAGGCCCCTCGCAATACAATCAGTGGAGAACAAAATGAGTCAATTACTCGTAATTGATGGCGTTTCCGTACGCCGTGATCTTGATGGTCGTTACTGCCTGAATGATTTACACCGCGCTGCCGGTGGTGAGAAGCGCCATCAGCCATCAAACTGGGCCTCACTTACCCAGACCCAGGAACTAATCGCTGAAATTTCGAGCGCTCCTGATATCACAGGAGCGGCCCCGCTGGTTACCATTGCTGGCGGTAACAACCAGGGGACGTATGTTTGCAAGGAGTTGGTCTACTCCTATGCAATGTGGATCAGCGCTGCCTTCAACCTGAAAGTGATCCGCACGTTCGACTCCCTTCAGCAGGCTGGTATCGCAACACTCAAAGCCGACCAGGTGCAGGCAGGGGTGATCCTGCTTGAATCCGCCTCCCGCATGTTGAACCTCTCCAATTCTTCAAAACTGGGTGCATACCAGAAGCTTCTTCAGGTCGCTGGGCTGCCGGATCTTATGCCTCAATATGCTATTGACGCACCAGCTGGCGCACCAGACGGCTCAAGCCGCCCCACGCAGTCTCTGAGTGCTCTGTTGAAAGCTAACGGCATTCGCATAACGGCTACGGTGGCATACCAGCAACTGGCTAAGCTGGGGATCGTTGAACAAAAAGAACGTCGCAGCCGGTCAGGCACTAACGGAATAAAGCGCTTCTGGTCGATGACTGCGAAGGGTTGTATGTACGGGAAGAATATAACCAGCCCGGCGAACCCGCGCGAAACACAGCCGCATTTCTTTGAGTCGAAATTTCAGGAGCTGTTACGCCTGCTCGAAACTGTGCACTGAGGGTATGAGATGAGAATAACTCCTCCGCACCTTCAGCCAGTCCTGTCC